CCGCACCTACAAGATCTAATGAGTCCACATTGAGGGCATTACAGACAGCCGCCTAGTGAGAACTTATTCAGCTCCCACTAGGTTTAATTGATTAAGCTTCTTGAGCTAGTTTCTGAAAATAATCCATAGACTCATCACCATCATTGGTTGATTCAACCGCTGGTTTAGGTGGAGCCGTATAAGGTTTACCACCATCAAATGGAACATCTACAGACTTAGGTGTAGGAGAGAACTCGCTACCCAAACCAAGAACACGTTCCAGTTTAGTTTTGAGTTCATCAAATGTTTTGAACTTATCTTCACTTACCAACTCTTTCAAAGAGTTTTCTGACTTCCAGATTTCTTCCATCTTATCATCATCTTCAAGAAGTGCACTAGAAGCTTCAAACTCAGACTTATCGTAATTAGAATAACCTTCTACTTTACGAATCTTCATCTTAAAGTTTGCACCAGCCCAAAGGTCAAATGGGTTTACTGGACTCTCATCTTCAAACTCTGGATTCATTAGGTCATTAATCTTGTCAAAGATTTTCTTACCGAAACGATAAAGTTTGATTTGACCTTCATTCTCAGGATGAGCTGGGTCTTTGATGATATACACATTAGATGTGTAATTCAATCTTCGTTTCTGTTTACGGGCAACTTCTTTGTTTGCCTCAATACCAGAATTCCAAAGTGTGGAGTTGTGTTCACTTACTGGATCTTTTTGACCAAGAGTAGTCAAAGAGTTTTCGATGTACCAGCCACCGGGCCCCTGAAATCCATGATTCCAGATTCTCGCCCACGGCAAGTCTTCACCTTCTGGTGCTGGAAGGAATCGGACAATAGCGTAACCATTACCTGACTTGTCCAACTCTGGACGCCAGTAACGATCATCAGCTTCACCGAATGTATTTGGATTGGATATTTTCTCAGTCTCTTTGATTAGAGACGCGAGGTTAGTTTTACTGCGTTGTTTCATATCTGAAAAAGACATAATCTACCTTTCGTATTAGTGTTTAGCAATGTATAGTTTGTTTTGCAGTGTATAATAGTATTATAACATATATTTAATATTTGTCAACCCCCCTTTCAAATGGGAAGACGTGCGGTTTTGGGAAGGAAGTTGAGTTCTTCAGCTTCTTCCCGAATTCTCTGCTTGAGTTTACCATTAATTAAACCCCCAGCAGTTACCGGCTCCATATTATTTGATTCACAATAATACAGAACCGCGTCCATGTAACTCATACTAGTATCAGCTACAATATCTTGAATTTTCACAAAAAACTCTTTAGCAGTTTGAGTTTGTAACGCCATCATATACCTTTTTTAAAATTAATCTTCAATAGTATTTTCTAATGCAATACCCATACCACCCAAAGATATTACAATCCATCCAGAGTTTTCATATATTAAAGTTGCTGATTGACCCACTTCATTAAAAATAATTGTATCATAACCATCATTGGCAGAAGCTATAGGAGTAAGTGTACCAACTGGTGTACTTGCAGCTACAGTACATACTAACATTTTTATTTGTCCTATAGTTCCAGCTGGAAGACTAAATGTTGTTGAACCAGTTACAGAAAGAAATGATACTGGTGTAGTAACATCTATTTCGCCAGTAGTGTAAACAATAGGAGTTGTAGAAAACCCTAACCATGTAGGGATCTTGTTAAAGAAAGTTGCTAAAGTTGATTTTTTATTAGTTGGTAAAGTTGCTACATCAGTAACTAATAATGCTAAATCCTCTGAAGTTGGTGTGGACACCTCTTTTAAGTTTGCAATAGATTTATCTGCCATCTGGTTTCCTTACGAGTTTTGTTTACTTTTATAATCTTTTATTGCCGCCTTGATTGCATCTTCTGCAAGAACTGAACAATGTATTTTAACTGGTGGTAAAGATAGTTCTTTCACTATCTCTGTATTCTGTATCGTACTAGCTTCATCAATGGTGCTACCTTTAACCCATTCTGTAGCGAGACTTGAGGAAGCGATTGCACTTCCACATCCAAATGTTTTAAACTTTGCATCAATAATTTTATTATCATCATCTACCTGTATCTGTAGTTTCATAACATCGCCACATTCGGGAGCGCCCACAAGACCAGTGCCGACATCATCACGCCCAGTATCCATACTACCAATATTTCTCGGTTTTTCATAATGCTCCAATACTTTTTCTGAATATGCCATAAGTGATCTATTACCTAGAATGTTTCTTGTTTGAAATTAATTGTATAATCCAAAGCTTATTACCATTTTTAAGTCTTTTTGTATACACCGTTTTAAAAGTATAATCGGGGTCTGGAAAATATGGTACTCTTAAACACGCCACTTTTTAGTTCTTCATCCATACAGGGTTTTCAAACTCTAATGATTTAATTGAAAAACTAGTAGAACAACCACACGTTGAAGCTGCTCTTGGATTTTGGAATCTTGGGCCTGGTGCTGATAGATCAGTAGACCACTCAATTTCAAGACCATCAATAACAATATGACTTTTTTTATCTACTACTATTGTAACACCTTTTGATTCAAATGTCAAGTCACGTTTATTTGGATTATCAAATGTAAGAACATATTCATACCCAGCACAACCACCACCCTTAACTGCTACTCGTAGTGGAACATCATTATTTAATTCTTCATCTTCACGAATTCTTTTAAAATTTTTTGCTGCTGTTTCAGTAAGTTGAATCAAAAATCACCCCTTGTAACTGCTGTAATTGCATCAATCTGTTTGTTAAGAATGTCAGTCCTACCGGGCCACTTAATCCATTCTCTTTTGTCACCATCCTTGGCAAGATTCTTGAGAAGTGGAAGAATTAAATCTTCTACTTGATTCATTCTAGCACCCCATTTATCGTTGAGCTCTTCCTTACGATCTGTCATCTCATCACTCAGAACTCTCATACTGTCAGTAAGACTTGCAATCTTAGATTCTATTTTTTCTAACTCAGGTTTCATACTAGCAGTGGCAGTAGAAGCTGCTTCCTTTACTGTATTAACTTGAGTAGTTTGTTGGGCTTTGTACTCGTCTTCACTAACTGTACTAAACCCATAATCATTAAAGTCATCCATTGGTTTTTTCCCCTTCTACTTTATTATTACTACCACCATTTGCGTCATGTAGTTGCTGAGATTCTTTATCCTCAGCATCATCTTTATCTTTAAACCAATAATCTGTTGACTTAGCTAGCACACCAACATAGGCACCAACTAAAATATTAATTAGGTCGCGATGGTCAGGTTTGAGTTCTGAAAAGAATAACAAATATAACAGAACTAAAAATGTTCCCAACACAATTAAAGAAAGAGAGAATCTTGCAAGCCAATTCATTCTCTTTCTACGTTCTATTCTTTCATACTTTAGAGCTTCCACAGGATTTTTCCCCCACAAGGCTTCTTCTGAAGCGTTTATCATTTCAACGGCAGTATTCACTTTACCATTATTTTGTCTTGTCTTTTTAATATTTTTTATATTTTTTGGTATTTGTATTTTTGGTTTATGTATTTGTATCTTTGCCATTAGTTTTCATCCCATTGTAACAATTCATGAACTCCCTGTTCTTCTAGAAGTAGACGATTTTTCCAATGTTCATCTTTAACATCATCTTTATTCTGTCCATGATATCCAACTGCGTAACCATTTTCACACATCCATTTGTTTATGTTTGTCCATCCACCAAACTCATGTCCATCTTCAGTACAATTAATCCAAAGTTCACCTAGTACTCTACCGAACTTACCTCTACTATCTGACTCTGGACATCGACATTGTATTTCAATATCATCTCTGTCTGATATGACTGCCCAATGTACCCACGATTTGAGAGCAGCCGATGAGAGTTTCCCATAAAACTTTTCTTCCAAATCTCGCGTTCGTGATTCTGGTGTGTCGATTCCTAGTAGGCGGATTCTATTACATATCCGTACATCGAAACCCAAATCAAAAACCGCATCGATAGTATCTCCATCGACAATCTTTTCTACAGCGGTTATGTTGTAAATAAACTCACAAGGTTGTTCATTTATGTATTCAGCCATACTTTAACTCCATTCAAATTCTAATTGTCCTTTGGGCCCATCAGGCCATGAAACTTTACACAATCCTGCACCATAAGGTACATTGAAATATTTAAAGGCATCTCCTGTTTCTGTTTCATGCCTCTCTGGCTTCAAATACCACGGCGTAGCATCAAGTCGCACTACATCCTGTTCAAACCTACTCCTAGAAACTTTTGCTCTATTATCTGAAGTTGATTCATTTTGATGTCCTCCTGCCATATTTCCTTTTCTTGTGTGGGGGAGGTAATCGACTCCCCCATCTTATTTTTATTGTTTCTCTACAAAT